TATCCTGACCGGGCAACCACTATTCCTATGCCGACTTCCTTCTGGCACGAAGTGCACAGTCCAATGGTCTGCACGTAATCCGTGGATTCAAAGTACTGGATCTTCGGTTTCACTCCACCAGTCACACCCAGCTTCGCAGGCTGTACATTTGAATTGATCATTGTGTCCGGAACCGCCATGATGTCAGCAGTGCCATTTTCATATGCTGAAACAAACTCTTTCAGGCGCGCTTCAATTGTTTCCGGATTGGAATTATATTTTCCGTTCAGATACTGGCTGATCATTGATCTTGAAATATTAAGCTTCATTGCCAGCTCCTGCTTGTTCATCTTTTCCGCTGCCAAAATCTCATTCACACGTTCTGCAAGTGTCTTTTCCTGTGTATATGTCTTCAATGCTTCCATAAATTAACCATCCTTCCTCATTATTTGTGACAAAAATTATGATCATAACGCACGCAGTGCTTTTAAGGCTTCCTCTGCCTTGCGTGCCATATACTCGTTTTCTTCCAGCTGTTCTGCCTTCTGTTTTCCGCCGCGGAATCCATTCTTAAACGTGTTATCCACAGGCATCTGCACAACATTGGCATTTTTACTGCCTTTCTTTCCAATCATCAGACCTATTCCACCAGTAGCCTCGTTATATCCTTTCCACTGGGCATTGATCTCGCTGAGTGGTACATTGGCATCCTCCACAATCTTGCTGTCCTTCGCAATCTGCCGTTTTTGAAATGCCAGATGTTCCTTAAGAGCCTTCTGTTCAACCCCATTCTCCGATGCAAATACAAGAAGCTCCTGTGAATAAGCTTCACAGACCTGCTTTCCATTGCGGAAAACATAAATGGTTGCCATGTCGTGCGGATCATATTTCACATCCACATAATCGTTAATATAATCACACAGTCCATCTGATCTGTAAGTGTATCCTCCAAGCTTGATTCCAACGTTGTAAACAAACTTGTGCTCTGATTTCATCATCAGAATCGTTGCATAACTCTTCGGAGGGGCTGCCTTGAAATATCTGTCCGCATTCTCGAAACAGCTCTTTGGTGTCAGATACTCCTCACCCTGACGTTTTAATGCACTGCTCTGCTTTACCATGTAGACTTCATGCAGCCATTTCGTCCATGCCTGATAAAACTCATCCATTGTGAGAAGTTCCCCACGCTCCAGCATTCCATTAATATCCTTTTCCACCTTGGCGAAGGTCTTTGATCCGGTCAGTGTTCCGGTATAGCTCGTGAACCATTTGGAAAACTGTTTACAGACCGTTCCGAAGAATCTCTCGATCTGTCCTTTTACCCAGGCGTAGTATGGAAGCGCCCGGTGAAAATCCTTTATCCCAATGGATTTATAAAATCCAACTGCGGTATCATCGAATCCAGTACGCTGGCGGTCATTCCTATCAAAGCCTGTCATGTTCTTGGCTGTATAATCTTTACCGTTATCTATGTAAATGTATTCCGGAACACCATCCGCATCGTGGTAGATCATCTTTAAAAGTGATTCCTTCAGGATGTCGCTGTTAGCGTCCTTGCACATCACGTCTCCCACGATCATCCTGCTCCGTATATCAATCCACGCCGACAAATGAGGCTTGATTGCTGTGACTTTACCATTTGGATTTGTATAAGCAACCCAGCAGTCGAATGTATGCTCGTCGCCCATGACTACCTCCATCACTTTAAGGTCTTTCGTGTTACGTTCGCCCTTGACCATGACTTTGTTCTTATATTCTCGTTCGCCCCTGCTTGCCAGGTACCATGCATTTTTTAATCTTTCATCCTCCATCAGATAACTGATGTATCTTGCTACTGACTGATAGGAAGGGATCTTCTCCCACCCATTAACGGCTGCTACTGCTTTTAACTTCGTATATAACATTTCTCTAGTACCCTGATTTCTTGCGAAATCCCTGTTTAACCATATTCTCTGAATGGTGTCCTTCACTTCTGGCGTAAAGCTTGGAAATGTGCCTGCTTCCTTCGGTTTCCGGCACAGGCACAGGACTTTGAAAAATTCATAATTCCCACCGTCTTCTTTATGGAGCTTGTCCGCCCATGCAGATGCTTCCAGATAGCTCTTGGCGTACCGGTATAAGGTACGTTTTCCTTTTCCAAGCCGCTCCTGTGCGAAGTATTCGGCAAACTCCGTCCGCCCTGCGCTGTCGTAGTTGAGGAACTCCCGGACAATATTTCCCAGTTCCATTGCCGTATACCATTCGGTCTTATGCTTTTCCATAAAGTAATCGACATCCTCATTAACGTACCAGGGTGCTTCCGATTCCACAGGTGCTTCCATTTCTTCCATTCCCGGAACAACTGGAACTTCCGCAAGCTTCTGACGCTCCTTATATGCAGCCACTGCCTTTTTAGAAAGTGAGGATAAGGCGATCATGGATAAGTCTTTTCCACCATCCGCACGTTGCTCTTTTCGAAGCTGAAATTTTTCAGGATTTCTTTTTATCTTCTGAACAAGTGTGTTATATTTTATATTCTCCAGTTCTGCTGCTTCAGCTAAACTTATATAAACCTCAGCCATCTGCCCACTCCCTTCATGCTGCAAGGTCAATTTCTAATATCCTGCTGATCTCTGCCAGATACTTATTTCCAGGTCTGACTCCATGAATGATCTTATTTAAATACTGTGGACTGGTTCCAACCTGATCTGCCAGCTCCCTTGCCGTCATGTTTTTGTCAATCAGCCCCTTTTTTATCTTTTTCCCAACCTTTGAATATTTTGGCTTTTTTTCCTTTATGCTCGTATTTATCACCGCCTTGTTTTCATTTTCATATAAAGTATGTCAGAGTAAAATTTCAAACATTACTCATGGCGATAAAGTTTTCTTGTACGCGCTTTTATTCCCTGCAGCTTTTCTTTTTTCAAAGCCGTTTTACTCACCACCTCAAGAAATTCCTGTGTATTTTTCACTACCAGATGATTCTCCGGATCAAGTCCGTGACTCTTCAAAAATTTCTTTTGTGCAAGCGTTGGATGTTTTCCGTTTTTCATTTTCCCTCCTCTTCCAATAGCCATCTGACTATTTCATCTTCTGAGGAAAAATGTTCTCCATCTATCATGATCTCGTCCTCATCCGGTTCATGAATCTCATTTAAAAACTCTGCCAGCTCTTCTACTTCCATCTGCTGGATTCTCTCTAAATTTGTCATATAATAATTCTCCTTCTCGATTTCCTGTGTTAAAATGTTCATATGGATTTTTTTAAATCCAGGAAGGAGGTGATTCCTCGTGGCTACTTCCTTCGATAACTTCAAGCTTAGTTGGAAACAGGTTTCCTCTAAGAAAGAAGCAGATTGTGTTATTTCAGAATTTGAATGCCCTTTACCAAAATCGTGTTCAGATTCTCGGAAATTTCACATGACCAAGGTGGTTTCACCACTTAAGGAATCGATTTCCTACTGCATCAGGTAACCTGATGCCCTTTCCCCGGCGGTTCTATCTGCCGGGGAATTTCATTTGTGCCACCTTATCTCCCTCTTTTTGTCAAAAATCCTAAGAATTATTTCCATTTTTTTTCAATTTTTTAAGACAAAAAGGTATAACATAATGGAAGTTTGTGGTACCTTGTGTTAAAATGCAGGTGGGAATGAAATTGGACGTTTTTATATCAATACAGGATAAAATCATCCTGATCTTGTACAAAAAAATCCAGATTTAGTACATTTCATTTCCTACCCAAACGGCTCCAGGACATATACAGAATGTAAAAAGCTGCCAGGCTTGTTCTGTAATATCCATATGGAACCAACTTATTAAATCATCATCATTTGATGATGCGATCCGATCGAGCGCCAACTCAATGTTCGGATCACTTTCCATAGCAGAGCGCCAACTCTGCTATGGAATCTCAAAAAACACTTACTTATTATTTCTCCTGAAACGGAGGACTTACTTTTGCCGAACAGCCCGAACGGCTGTTTTGTATTGCCTTGATTTAGGCGATGTGTTATTTTGTTGCTTGGTTTATTTCTAACCCTAAAATAATATTACTCTAATATCCGAGTTTTGTCAACTCGTTTTTTAGAGTTTTTCTTATTTTAGAGATTGGAGGAAACATGGATAATATGATAGGTCAAAGAATCAAAGAACGAAGAAACCAACTTAATATAACAGGGAAACAGATTAAAGAAGCTACTGGGATCTCAACAGGAAACCTCAGTGAAATCGAAAATGGAAAAATTCTCCCCTCTGCAACTGCACTTATGGGATTATCAAAGGCTTTAGAGTGTTCGTGTGATTATATACTTTTCGGAGAATCTCGAATATCAGAGTCCCCATTACGTTCTAATATACGAGATGGTGAAAGACAATTTATCGAGCAATTTAGGTGTCTATCCGATAATGATAAAGAAGATATATTAATGATGTTAGATCTTAAATATAATCGCATAAAAAAAAACAAATCAGACCACTCAAACATTATCAATCACAAAGTCAGATAAAACACTAAATGAATTTGCTTAATATGGGTTATTTTTAACTCTTTTTTGTCACTTTGCTTTTTGGGGAAGTATTTTACTGAAAAGTGCTTTAAAGCCTTGAAAATAGCGCAATGTGACATATGAAAATCAATGATTAAATTTGTCACATTGTAATTTTGAAAAAACACATGCTTTTGGATTCATTCCTTAAGCATGTGTTTTTTTCTGTAACGCCCATTTTACAAGGTGTCTGACGATTTTCATGCAAAAAAATAACGTCATAACGCAACCGTTATAACGCAATTTTCATCAATGAGACAAAACTTGTACTATTCTATCATTATTTCATTTCACTTTTTTATAAATGGCTTAAATTCAACGTTTCTTCAAATTTGCTTTTGTACTTCAACGTGTGACGTTGTTATTATGAATTTTCTCAAAATCAGTGTCACAACTTCAATTTTTTTCTTTCTAAAAATCGGCTTATCCCCAATAAAATCGGGGTTTCCCACGTTATCCCGCGTCGTCCACACGTTCAATCGTCGTCAACCCCTGTTGTGTCAATAATCTTGGTAATCTACACTGTAATTTCATGAACCAGCCAATATTTTTTCTTACTTTCAAAGAATAAGTATCTCTTATTTTTTCTTTGTTTAATATAAGTAACTCTAATGGAATTAGATTACATTATGCATTGAATCACTTACCATTTGTAGTATAATGTTGATAGAATCTGTCGGCATACACTGTTTCAGGAAAACGCTGCGGATCGATCACGAATGAAGTAAATGGAGTATGCCATGAAAAAATATATTTGTCTCTTTCTTTCAACCTTGATGTTTCTCACCATTTTTTCCCCTGTCAACTGCTATGCCCGCGATGGAAAAAAAGTCATCCGGGTAGGTTTTTACACAATGGATAATTATCAGGAGTGTGATGAGAACGGAAACTACAGCGGCTACTTCGTGGACTATCTCCGGGAGATCAGCCAGTATACCGGATGGGAATATGAATTTATCCAGATGAATTACTCAGCATGCCTGAAATCCTTAAATGACAGAAATATTGACCTTGTCTGCGGTGTAGACTATTCTTCCTTCCGGACAAGCACTCTTGACTTTTCTGCACAGCCGGCGGTCACAACCCATTACGAACTGTATGCGCTGAAGGATAACGATACCTATTACTATAACGACTATGCGGATTTCGATGGAATGAGCATTGGCGTTCTTGCAAGCTGTAACCATTTAGACGCTCTGGATGACTATGCGGCTGCACACCATTTTTCTTTTGAGAAACAATACTTTGGAAACACAGCACAGCTGGAAAAAGCGCTTGAGGACAACACTGTGGATGCCATTTATGCTACAAATGTTTCCCACCCTTCGGAGAAAAAGATCCTTGCAAGCCTTCCTTCTTTCCCGCTTTATTTTGTGACTTTTAAGGGAAATCCGATCATGGAATACTTAAACTATGCCCAGACTGTGATCTTAAACGTCAATCCCAACTTTGAACACGACCTCTACAACACTTACCAGCGGGATATCCGGAATTACCGCTGCGAATTTACCCGGGATGAGTTAGACTATCTTGCCACAGCGCCGGAGATTACAGTGACCTGTGACCCTTCGAATGCACCAATTGAAGGTTACAATGAAAATACACAGACCGCTTCCGGCATTGCTGCGGATGTTCTCGATCTTGTCAGCCAGTATACCGGCCTGCATTTCCGGTATATAAAGTCTGACAGTTTCTCCGATGCCCTGTCGAAGCTTCGGTCACATGAGATCAATATGCTTACGGCACTGGCACACGATTATTCATGGGCTGAGCAGAATCATGCACTTCTGACAACCCCTTATCTGAACTCGTCCATTGTGGTTGTACGGAATAGCAAACCACAGAGCCATGAGAGGGATATCGTTGCACTGCCGAACAGCTTCAATCTCACAAATTCCATTCTGGACAATCCGGAATATGATACCGAGGATGTGGTTTACTATGATACGATCGAGGAATGTTTTCAGGCTGTGCTGTCCGGCAGTGCAGACTGTACTTATGCCGACAACTATAGTGCCAACTATCTGCTCTCGCAGGTAAAATACCGTAATTTGTCCTCCACAACGCTCACTGCCATGACAGAGGCTGCTTCCTTTGGTCTGTCTGACCAGTGCGATCCAAGACTGCTCAGCATTATCAATAAGGGACTGGCGTGTATTTCCTCTGAACAGCTGGATTCCATTGTTCTTCAGAACTGCAGTTATAGGGAGGATCCGTCCCTCTTTACCCTTGTTTATGCTTATCCGCGCATTTCCATTCCGATTATTCTGGCAGTCAGTATGGCACTGCTCTCGCTGCTGCTGGGTATTCTGCTGGTTCATAGCCGGAAAACAAAAGAGATCAGGGTCATGTCGGAGACAGATGCCCTCACCGCTCTTTATCACCGGCGGTCTGACGAAGATCACATTTCAAGAACACGCT